TGTTACCTTTATCTCTTTTTTAAATTTTTTAGTCCTTCTCTATTTCTCATTTTCTATGCTTGCTTCTTGTTTTTTTTATGGATTTTTCTTTTTTGGTTTAGCTTTAGCGGGTCTTCTGCGCCTTTTTTGTTTCTTGCGTGTGTCAGCTGCATCAGTCTTCTTCATAACAGTGGTACTTTGTGTCAAAACTTGTGGAGTACGTCGTTGTTTTAACACCTGCCCTGCACCACTCGCTACGCCTTTGCCCAAGACGCCTCCTAACGGACCGAACGCCGCGCCAATCGCTGGTGCGTAGTCCATCACTGCCTCCAAGACCTCATTGAACCACTCTCCGAGTGGGTTTTCTGAAACTTTACATCCTACCGGGAGATTAGTTAAGATTCGACTGTAAATTTCTTGTATTACTGGGTCATACGGAGTGGGAGGGCGTGTCAACACTAACAAGTCAGGGTCGTTAGGTCCGGGGATTCGTTCTACATAGTAGCGAACCGTGACTTGTAAGGTGGATTGGGGGGCCAAGCCAGAAAAAATTGCGCCATGGACGTCAAAAGGAAGGACCCTCGAGGAGGGAGTAGAAGGACGTACTTCAAGGGGCCACTGGCGTGGTCCATAAGCAATTTGATCGGCGTTAGCGCTCATGATAGAAGCTAAAGAAGGTGGCATCGTACCGAAGGGGGGTAACCCAAGTCCCGACAAGAACGTGGGATTCTGGTTGAGTGTTGCCACGCCATAGTATCCATCTTCCGCTGCTAAGGTTCTGGAAGTTGGTACTAATTGTGCGTTTGATTGGGTCGGTGGTGGTAGATTGTACGATTGCATAAGCATCGGCCATCCGAATTCTCCCATGCCCGTCGCCTGAGTACCAGTTACGATAGGACACACCGTTTGCGAGTGTGATGGGATGCGGAAATAGGTTACCGAACCTTGTTTGTACAGATCCGGTGTCGTATCTACAACTTCGACGCCGGCTGATACCAAACGGTAACAGCCGCCTTCGATAAGAAGCGGGAGTGCCAATTGTGTCCCGACATTCGTCCCGTCATACCAAGGCGATCCGCTCTGCGTGCGGACCACATTGTATCCTGCGCAAAGTCCAACTAACGCGGTTTCATTTGGCGGTTGGACACATTGCCATGTTTGGGATTGGGGAAAGAAGTGTCGTGTTCCATTGAACATAATCGGCCCAGTAGTGCCATTATCCATTGAGGGAGACACAGGATGCAAAAAGATATGGGCATCCCATGGTACTGTTGAAGCACTTGATATCGACTGAGTTTGCGTAAAAGTCTGAACGAGAGTAGGGACCGTATTAAGGTCGGGAAACCCTCGAGCTTCAATAAACTCGTCATGAAATGGATCGGTTGCAATAGTCAAATACTGCTCGCCTTCTTTAGTGATTGTGCCTGCTTGAATCATTTGATTCAACAATGTCTTTGCTTTGCGTGACATCTAGCGTCGCTTTTGAATTTACTCTTTGTTTGAGTGGAGATAGAAGCGGTAATTTCTCTGAGCCTGGATCACTGACAGGATTGCCCACCTGTCATACTCGATATCGTTTCCTTTGTAAGGTCGATTGGGCTTTTCGCTAGGAACGTATTGGGTTCCTCTCCCTGACTACCATCCTCTCATTGTCAGGGCCGTGTCTCCTTTAACCATAATCACGCGTGCTTACCCGAGCCCACCCTGGGTGTACAGCGAGCCCGGGAAAGGGCATCCGTGATAATTCCTCCTGCATTTCTACGATCTCGCAGTAAGTGAGATTGTAACGCTGCGCGACATACATCCGTGCGATGTACTCGTCGATTTGGACCTGCTTGTCAACTACGATTTTGTGTCCGTCATTCGGCTGATATTCTAGAAGGTCTTTCGTTTCTCCTTCTAACTGGGCGTAACGCTTGAGAAGCGAGCCGAAAAGCGGATAATTGTGGGGGACATTTTGGTAAGAACAACCCATCGATTTCGCGGCGGACCTCCAGGCCGAGTCCTCCGGTAAATGCTTAAAAATCAATGTGGGAAGGGTTAAGATCTTACCCATTTTAATCGTCTGTGACGGCAAAGGTAGCCAATGGTACTTATGTCCCGATGGCATCCACCATCCTTTAAGGAAAGTGGCATGCGACAACTCTTCGTGGATTTGGAGTTTCGCTTCCAAGCCGAGATCTGCTTGGTCCCTTGCAAGGTGGTCAAAATCGTTCGAAATCATTAGACTATAAATTACTGAAGCTATGTTATTAATAGTGTTCCCGATAGTGGTATCGGGGGCTCCAGTTGCTCGCTGTGGCGGCATTTTCATGATCTGGTGAAAGTCTAAACGTTTCGATTCGTAACGTGGTTGCAAATTCGCAGTCGAAAAGAGTGTGAAAGCGACGTATTCGGACATACCCAAAAGCAACAGAATCTGCCGTTCTGCGTCCTGAGCGTGTACACCTTGCGTTCGGTCGTACTTTGAAAAGTCGTTTTCAAAAAATCGGATTCCATTCTTGTCGTGGATTATCGCGAAAAAGTCATCTCCGGCTACTATGACAGCAGCGCGCTTCTTAGAGATGCTTATCCAATCAAAACTCTTTTTCAACCATTTGTCTAACTGCGAGGAGGTCTTCCCCGACCCCACAGAAAACGTGACAGACCAGGAGCGGACGGTGTGGACAACTCCTTCATTGAAGAAGATTTTGAAACGGTCCATTGCTTCCGCCACTTCCTTGTAGCAAGTCGATTGAACAGTCGGATGTAAAGCCTTAACTGTGCGCGGTTTTAGCACGCCGTCTCGGCCATACAAGACTTCGTCCCCTTTAAGGAATATAGAAGTCTCCTTTCTGAGTGCTCCTTGATTCCTTTGTTCGATCCCATCTCGAGCTCTTTGTTTCTTGGCAGCTCCATTGAAATGTTGGATCCATTCTTGTGATTTCAGGGGTACGACTTGCATGTCTAAGTTTCCTATGGTCAATTTTATTATTGCACACGTCCATTTAGCGGCTTTCTTCCACTCTAAACCAATAGGACAGTCGGTTCTGCGTAAGGTATTTAATTTGCAAAAATCACCGTCTATCTCGCAATGGGGGGTCAGAAGGCAAGGAAGGACATTCCTTTGTTGATAAGCGTGGTAAAATTGATTAAAACCGTAAGGCCTATACATCATCGCAGTAGTTCCTAGCAACACATACA